GTTTGAGATGGACCTGGAGAACATTGAAGAGATGCCCATCCATCATACTAAAGAGAATATGACTCAGGATGACATAGCTATAACAATAGACTATTGTCGTAATGATGTTATGGCTACGTATGAATTCTATAAGGTGACAACAGGTGACACTGAGCATCCACTATACAAGGGTAATAATCAAATAGAACTAAGACAAGATATATACGAAGAGTTTGGTATACCATGCTTAAACTATTCAGATAGCAAGATTGGTGATGAAATGATTAAGAAGTATTATTGTGAGGCCAAGGGCATACAATATTCTGATCTACCAAAGAAAGGATTATTTAGAACTGAAGTGAAGGTGAAACATTGTATTGCTGATTATGTAGCATTCCAGACACCAGAGCTGCAACAGTTCTTAAAGAAGATTAGCAAAGAGCGTTTTACAATCAAGGATGAATTTAAAGAAGCATTAGAGTTTCATGGAAACATATATACATTCGCAAAAGGTGGCCTACACACAGAAAACAAGGCTAAAGTATTTGAAGCTGATGAAGAGCATATTATTGTTGATTGGGATGTCTCCAGCTATTATCCTGCTATTATTATTAACAATAAGCGTTATCCTCAGCATCTTGGTGCTGACTTTCTTAGGGGCTATGAGCAAATGTTTAATAAAAGATTGGAGCTCAAACCCTTGGCTAAGCGAGATAAGAAGATTAAAGGGATTGTGGGAGCTCTTAAGCTTGCTGTCAATTCTGTGTATGGCAAAAGCTCTGATATGCAAAGCTGGATTTATGACAGACAACTAACTATGTTCACAACTATTACAGGTGAGCTAAGCTTGTTGATGTTGATCGAAGCATATGAGTTAGCTGATATACATATTATATCTGCAAATACAGATGGTGTAACTATTATGGTTAAGAAATCATTAATAGATAAGATGCATGAGGTTAATCAATGGTGGATGGATATTACTAAATATGAATTAGAACGTACTGACTATCAAAAGATTATATTCTCTACAGTAAATGACTACATAGCAATCAAAACAGATGGAGAAATTAAAAAGAAAGGTGATTTCCTTACAGACTTTGAGCTTCACAAGAATAAGTCAGCTAGGATTGTACCTATTGCACTTGAGCATTATTATGTTCATGGTGTGCCTGTGGCTACCACTATTCACAATCACACAAATATATATGACTTTGCTCTCAGGCAGAAAGCTAGTAAAGACTTTCACTACGAAGGCCACAGCAAAGACAAGACAAGAGTCTATAATAAACTTATCAGATATTATGTAAGTAAAATTGGTGAGAAGCTATTAAAAGTTAAGAATGATGACTCAGATAGCACAGCTGTAAATGTATCTCAGGTTGAAGCAGGTGAATGGGTGATGACAGTATGTAATCATCTAACACCAGATCATCCTCTAGATAACATCAATCATGCATATTATATAGAGCGTGCTGAAAGACTGATAGGTAAGATACAGTTTGAAGGCAAGAAACGCAGAGTTATTATTAATCCTAATCAAATGACTTTATTCTAATGGCAAAGATTAATAGAGAAAACATAGGTGATCATTTAGTTGATTATCAATTAGGTATGATTGGTAAGTCTATGCAAGAAGCATACATGACAAGAGAGTGGTACAGTAAATGGACCATGACTCAAGAACAACATGATGCATTCAAAGCATATGCTATACCATTAATGAAAAAGGTATTTAAAATAAATAAAACAAGGGCTGAAGCAAACTTTCAATGGTTTGATTTAGAGTTTGGCCTGCGTATAAAAGATTAAAACACACAATTATGGGAGCATGTCAATTTAAAGGAAGATATGGTGGTAAAACAGCACAAGAAGCATATGATAGAGCTTGTGAAGAAGCTGAACTTGAGTATGGTAGTCAAGATGGCTATAATGGTACAATTAGTACTACACATGGATTTAGGGATGAAACAGAAGCATATAATAAAAGTAAGTTTAATGATGTATCTGCTTACATACGTGACAGATTTGATAGTCATGCTATGAACAAACGTGATTGTTCAGCTATATGCGTTGTAAAACCTGTAGGTAATAAGAACAAGACTAAGTCACAAGTAGAGCACATAGTTACACCAGGTACGAAGAAATGGGTACTTAAATATGTTGTTCAACGTGGTGATCATGTTATTGGTTCATGGAATACAAAAGGTGATGCTGTAAAAGATGCACGTAGATATACAGAAAAGCATCAAGTATCTACATCAATACTAATAAAGAAGTTCTTAGAGAAAGGTGATAACTTAGTAGCTAAGATAACATACAAGAAAGCCACTAATGAAAGAGATGGTGAGTGGATATTCTTTGGTTATGCAGCAGAATAAATAACATAATATGAGTGATGTAGTATTTCAGGTGTTTCAAGTGTTTTACACTAAACCTGCTAGACAAAGAAGAAAGGCTGTATGGAAGATGCTTAAATGGTGCATAAAAGAATACATAGCCACATTCAAGAAAGAAGAGATTCCTGTAAACGTTATTACAGATCAATTAACTAAAATCAAATAAAATGCCAGACATTTCAATGTGCGAAGGTGGTAGTTGTCTATTAAGACTAAACTGTCACAGATATACAGCTAAGGCTGAAGAGATGGGACAATCATTTTTCTCAGAACCTCCATATAAACTAAACTTAATGTTAGATGAAAACGTAGGCAGCCTTGGTGTTGCAACAATAAGTTGTGGTTATTTTTGGAATAATCAAAATTATGAGAATGAAAGACCAAAATCTAAAAATTAATGAGGACTGGGAGAGGGATTATCTTAAAGATGTAGTATATTTGCAAGAGACACAACAGATACTTGAAGAGGAGTTTAGAAGAATAAAACTACCTGCTCAGATAGTAGTAATTGATAAAGACAAAATACTAGAAAAACACAATGAACCTCACACTAACGTTCTCCCATTTTAAGGAGCTTACTAAGGCTGGATACACCTTAGACATGTTATGCTTCATAACACTTGTTCAAGAAGGCAATGATGTAGACGAAATGTGCACAGATGATAGTAAGATGAAAATGCTCTATCAAACTGTACGCAGAAAAGGTCTATTGTCAGAGTCAAATAAGATTACCATTATAGGTAATGAAGTTTTATCTTTTCTTAATGAGAAAATAGAAGAGCCTACACTAACATATAGGAAGAAGAAAACAGATTCAGACTTTGATAAGTGGTGGATGACGTACCCAGGTACTGACACCTTCACATATAAGAGTCAATCATTTACAGGTACACGTGGTATGCGTGTAAAGAAAGAGGATTGTAAAGTCAAATTCAACAGCATTGTTGAAGAAGGCGAGTACAAACCTACAGAGCTCATAGCTGCATTAGAATACGAAATACTGCAGAAGAAAGAGAATTCAATTAAGACAAAAGTCAATAGACTTACATTTATGCAGAACAGTCTCACCTATCTCAACCAGAGGTCATTTGAACCATTCATTGAGTTGATAAGAGAAGGTAAGACGATTAAAGAATCTGCTGAACCAATTAAAGGTATGGATATATGAGTTTTGAAGATTTAAAACGAGAAGTTCAAGCAGGCCTAGATGGTAGAAACAATGGTATACCTATGGGCTTTGAAAGATTGAACAGATATATAGGCATCAGGAAATCTATGTACACACTGATTGGTGGCCTCACTGGTAGTGGTAAAACTAGCTTCTTAGATGATGCATATGTTTTAAATCCATTTGATTGGTTTATCAGTCAAAAGACTCCAGGTCTTAAGTTACGCATCATATATAGATCTATGGAGCGTAGTAGGACATATAAATATGCTAAATGGGTCTCAAGAAAGATATTCTTAGACCAAGGAGTTATTATACCTGTACCCAAGCTATTAGGTTGGACAGAGAAGATGACCAAAGATGAGCACGATCTATTCCTGATGTATGAAGATTACATGGGACAGATGAAAGAAGTGATTACGCTTATTGATGGACCAGACAATCCAATTGGTGTATCGAAGCAAATCAGAGACCATGCATTAGCTCATGGTGTCATAGAAGAAGTGGATCAATACAATAAGAAATACATTCCAAATGATGAGAA